CTTCTACAGCAGCATCAAATGCTTCTCAGGCAGGTACTGCAGCTAGTGCTGGTGTATATGATATGTGGTTTTTTGATGCCCAAATGTTTACTGCTGTTAATATTAACAATGCAGTTCATTCTGCTGTAGCATCAACTCCAGGTATTGCTGCTGGACGTAGGATTGTAGGTAAGACATCTGGTGCATTTGGTTATGTTGCAGATACTGGCAACCAAACCCATTACATTATGTTGGAACATGTCTCAGGTAAATTTACTATTGGTGAAATCTTAGAGCATGATGGTCTTAATGTTGGTACTTTAGAAGCAGCACATACTTATCAGTTAACTGATACAAG